CCATTTGCTCCGATTATTGCAATTGCAGCTGGAGTCATTGCAGTCATTGGTGGGTTATATTATGGTTTCCAAAAACTAAGAGAAAGCTTAGGCCCTGGGGCTGGAATTATCGATACACTTAAAGTTGCTGCATTATATCTTGTAGACTTTTTATCGATGCTTGTAAATGGTATTACATTTGTACCAAGAAAGATTATTGGATTCCTTGGAGCAAGAGCTGCTAAATGGTTATTTGGAGATGATTTCGACACATCAGCTCTAGATTCTATTTCTCGAGGTTTACGTACTGATCGTGGAGCTACAGCAGCTGCAGATTTAAGAGCAGAAAATGAAGCAAGAGCTGCTGAAGAGCCAATCCCTGAACCTCAAATGCCTACATTCGATCAAGCATTGGAAGGTGATGGTACATTTGATGCTACTCTCAATAGCTCAGGATTTAACTTAGATAATCTCATGGATGAAAACTTTGACCTTGCTCTTGAAGGACAGTCAGCTCCAAATCTTACAAGTGTTGTACAAAACAATTCACCAAGCAATAGAAAAACAACGAACACTACAATTATTGAACAACCAACCAGTCCTGGCATGGGAGTTCTTTCTGGATTATCTTTCGCTAGATAACAAAAAGCCCAGTTGCAACTGGGCTCTTCGGGCAATTTACTGATTAAGGTTTATGTGGACTTACCCTTAACCAGCGGAAGGACGCCAATCGACTCTGCTTTACCTATACGATTCCACTAGGTACGTTTTAGTCATCTTGAGCTAGTTTAGCAAAATAGCTTAGAGTATCATCTTCATCAGAAGATTCAGCAACAGGTTCTACAAAGGTTGATTCCTCACTCCTCATAACTGGTGCTTCAACTACAGGTGCAGGAGATGGAGCTTCCATCGATACACCAGCAGATACGCCAAGTACTTTATTAAGTTTAGCTTTCAATTCGTCGTAAGACTTATAGTTTTTCGGATCAAGAAAATCTTGCAAACTGTATAGTTTATCATAGACTTCTTGTAACTGACCTTCATCACCATTGAAAAGAGGAGCTGGAGCACTGAACTCTGACTTATCATAGTTCACCCAACCTTCTACTTTTCTAATCTTCAATTTAAAGTCAGCACCTTCCCAGAAGTCATAAGGATTAACAGGTTCTTCATCTGCAAATTGTGGTTGCATTACATCCATGATTTTATCAAAGATCTTTTTACCAAATTTGTAAAGGAATACCTTCCCTTCATTTTCTGGATTAGACGGATCAGAAACGACAAGCACATTACTTACATAATGTAGTCTACGTTTTTGTTCCCTTGCTAAAGCTTTATCCTCATCTCTACCAGAATTCCACAGTACAGAGTTGTGCTCTGATACTGGATCATCTTGACCAATTGAGGTTAAAGAGTTTTCTATATACCATAGACCAGTAGGACCCTTAAAGCCATGATCCCAATATCTTACCCAAGGAAGGTCTTCACCATCTTTGGCAGGTAAGAAACGAATAACGGCATAACCATTTCCTGCTTTATCTCTGGTAGGTTTCCAGAATCTAGTATCATCATATGAATTAGTTTCTGGTTTTGCTGTGGATACAGCTTCGGCTGCTTTTACGAGTTTATCAATTGACGAGCCTCGCATGCTCTTTAGGTTTTCTAACGACATATTTTTCTCCGTATATCTGAATTATCCACTTTATACATAATATAATCTATATTATAACATAATATCACTTTGTTGTAAACCTTTTTTTCAAAATATTTTTACATAGATCTGATCTAAAGCTTACAAAAGGCGTATACTTCTCAATCTTCCTCTTGATATCTGGCCACATAATCGTGTCTGATATCTTTTCGGACTCCCGAGGTATAAAACCCAATATAGAATTAAGAATAACAAGAGTTTCTAAACAGATTTCTTCTTGCATCCATATTCTAACCACTAAAGGAAACTGACCATCTTCACTTATGAACATACGATCAAATGATACATTTTCTTCAGCTAGTTTATTTATATCGACTTCAAACTGTCGATGAAGACTTTGTGTAATTTTTAAATGGCTTTTGTAGTGACGTGCTCCGTCTTCATTAAGCATATCACCAACATATTTGACATCATTCTTAAAGTTTGCAACATAGAAATCTCTCAGATTATCTTCATATGTATTTGCAAGCTTTGCAAAAAAGTACTTATCCTTACGATTAAAGAAAGACTTAGGAGTAACTGAAGTCTTAAAGTTATATTTTAACGCATTGTAAGAATCGCTTTCAAAGTGTAGCTTTAAAGCGTTGTACATTTTATATGATTCGAATGGGTCTCTCATAGTTACCAATTATGTATTACGTTTGCCATGATAAAAAAGCATGTAGCAAAATTAACCCCGACGATAATAGTACGAAGTAAAGCCACATAATCATCATACGGCTCTGTCTTGTCATCGGAAAATCCTCCTAATGCGTATTTCCATATAGTCCAAATACGTGTCATTGCATTACTGATTCGTATAACGTTTCAATATCATCTACTTCAGTTACAACCTCTGATAGATTTTGCTTAAAATGAATGTTTGCCATTTTACGTAGATACTTTTTATCTACTTCAACGTCATCACAGCATTCAGCAATTGCTTCTTTAATGAAGTCACGTTCTGCTGCAATACGAGTTAGTGAATTACTAATCTCTTCAATACATCCTTTAATACGCTTTTTATCTTCATCCGATGTTGGAATAATTACATTACTCATTTTTTCTCCTAGATTGGTAGTTTATTTCCCTGCTTAATTCTAACCAGGTGTAGTGAAGCAGCTTCTTCTTCGATCTTTTGCTTTAAAGAATCGGTAAGTAACTTCTTCATGTTTTTATAATCAAGTCCTCTTTTCTCTACAACATAAGTTGCAGCATCAATATAAGACATGTTATTTTGAGACACAAGAGTTTCTACCGCAGTAGAGAATCTCTTGCGAGTCATTATCTTTTGCTCTAGGGCATCACCCAACAAATTCATCTCCGTCATCCCAAGAGCAACCAGTAAGTCCACCAGCTTGTAATGCCTTTAAAGTCCTTAATACTTCATTTGCATTTCTACCAGTATCTAATGCGTTCACAGAAACATGTTGAATCGTTCTATTTTTATCAAAGATGAACGTTGCTCTATAACAAACTCCTTCTTCTTCATTTACGATTCCAAGTTGATGCGACAAACCAAGACCGCAATCAGCAGCCAGTGTATGATTAATAGAACCAATAAGTTCGTTGTCTTTTTTCCAAGCCAACTTACAGAATTCATTATCTCCACTAATGCCAATTACATTTGCATGATCTACCAAAACGTCCATACCAGCAATTTCTGTTGGACAGATAAAGGTAAAATCCTTTGGATAAAAGTAGACTACAGACCAATCTTTTTTATGTGGTGTATAACCTTCTTCAATCTCCACTCTCACAAATTCATTGTTTGAATCGATTCCCTGCAGTGAGAACGCGGGAAAAGTATCTCCTACTGTATACATAGTACCTCCTATAATACTCTTAATAAAATACAGTCGTTATTAATACGAGCTGTAGGTTTAGTAGTTTTTGTTGTTAAATTATTCCATAGATTGTCAATCTGCTTCACTGTCTTTGTCATAACCCCAGGGATTACATCATCAGGTTTTCGCAGAGTGACGCAGCGTGATAGTGATGGATCATAATTTTTAATTGATGTACCACTCACTTCAAATCCTGATGCGCTATCACATACAAATTCAGTAAGCTTTTTATTCTTTACATTAAACATATAAAGCCTTTGAGCTCCTGGAATTGTAACAGGATTAATCGAAGCAAGTTTAGCCTCGATGTTTTCTTTGCAATATTGTAGTTTTTCGACTTGCTTATCAGAAGCTTTTGCTTTATGAGCTCTTGGCTTACGAGTTTGTTTTTGAGCTGTACGAATCTTTTCAATATCGCTTAAAATATTTTCGAGTTGCTTTTTCATTTTACGTAAGTTAGTACGCTTTACATGCGAATATGCTTCTACTGCTTGTTCGCATTTTTTATCATAAGCATCACTTATTTCTAGATGATAGTCTTCAACTCGTTGCTTGAAGATATTAAGACCTGTTCCTTTGATGTCATGCTTCTTCAGAAGTGTGTAAGTATCAAACTCAACATTAAAGTTATCTTCCATCCAAGCATCAACTAAGATCTCATCAAAGTCACCCATAATAGTATCAATAACTTTCATTCTCATACGATCTGCTGGAGAAATAACAGGCTTCTTAGCTTTTTCTTTTTCTTCTTGTTTTTCTTCAACAATAATTTCCTTTGCTAGCTTTAAACACTCATCGTATTTAGCTTTAAGGTAATCATTAAATTGATCTGTAGGAAACCCGCGTAAAGCAATCTGTGCTAAACGACCAGGACCTGGTGTAAGTGATAGTTGATAGTCTTTAAGCTTCTTAAGATGTTCAATATCTTTCTTAGAATACTTCAATACATCTTTTGCGTAAGTAAGAGCAGGTTTAACGTATTGCTTTGGCTTCCAGAAATAGTTATACCAACGCAAACCCGCATTGAGCTCTCTGTTATAGTTTTCTTTAGTGACATCGCCTTCAACCCATGCAGGTTCAGGACCCATCATTTTATCGTCAAGTGTCTGCCTTGACATACCGGCATTTTTCTTTTTAGCCATTTAACTCTCCATAATAGAAGGCTGACGCAGAGTCAATTGATAAGGAGTAGAATTCTGCGCCAGCCATAAACTAATTTTTTATCCTCATGACATAATTTTCTGCTGCGTTTTCAGCATAGATTTCATTATGTCCTTTATAAACTTCAGTACGAACATGTTCGTTATTTTCGTACATTGCAATTCCCCAATTTCCATCGGCATCTCTTACTACATGAGCGGTTCTATCACCGTCAACATAAGTACTATATTTCATGTATTATCTCCATCTGTATATTTGATTTTAGACTTATCAAATATTTCGTTACTCTCTTTTTCCCAAGGAAGAGGAATGTGTTTACCCGCTTTTTGTTCAGATACAATATGACTACTCATAAAAGCAAAATAACCAGCTATGATTATAAAAATATATTCCATTAGCCTCTCCTCATCTTAGCAATTTCTTCAGCTTGCTTAGTGCCTTTCATAACTGGCACAGCATTCGATTTGTGCATAGTGGCAATACCTACAATAAGATCGCCAGTATACTTGATGGTTTCTTTTGCGGTACCAGAGCCACCATTCTCAGTAAAGGTACCATTCTTGATAGACTCTTCCATCAATGATTTGTATTGCGCAGCCTGTTGACGCCTAAGCTCATCAAGCTGATTTGATTTTTTTTCCATAGGCTTAAACGTAACATTTGGTTTACGAGCCTTTTTTAAAGCAGTAGTTTTACGCTTACGACCATGAATGTCATATCGTAAACTACCTTGATAAAAGTTTGTCATTCCCATAATAGATATATTATACCATAGTTAAGAGTAAAAGTAAACGGTTTTTTAAAACTTTTTTTCTTCACTCAACATAATGCGTTCTACTTTATCTAACCACTGTTTACCTTTAAGACCTTGTTGCATTAAAATAAGAGTGCCATCAGGTAAAGTACGTTCAATCCTATTGTCCATGTAAGTAATATCAGTAACCATTTTGTTACCTTCAGTATCTTGAGGACGATTATCATACCACATAGAACTTAATCCATGGACATGCATATTTTCAATACTATCTCTCAGTTCTTCAGCCTTTAAAATAATACGTTGCTTATCTACAATATCAGAAAACTCAGTCATATTAATCCCAGTCATCTTGTCCTTTCATTGCGTTGTATGTTTCCATGTAGCTTGAACCTGAAAGATAATCATTAGTTTCTTTCTGAGTATAGTACATATTTTCTTCTTTAAAACAATCCAAGCCACCAGGAGACTGCTTACCAGCCTTCTTTACTTGCGCACTGAGTTTATTATAATAATTTTTAGGCTTTGAGTAAACCTTTTTTACAGTTTTCTCAAATTCCATTTTTTCTTTTTCCTCTTGAAGGATTCTTTTTATTTCATCAAAATTAGACATATTCTACTCCCATATCAAATGAGACACCAGACATACAATCTTTATCTGTTGTATATCGAGCATCAGTTTTATTAAAAATTCGAATTGCATTTTCAGCTGCTAAGCTATCGGTAATGCAAGAACCACCAACATGAACTTCAAATCGTTCATTGTCATCGTAAGGTCGATTACCTTTCCAATCGTATAGAGTAAACGTACCATACTCGCAATCGCCATCATAACTAATTTCGTAGTTTACCACAAAGGTAAATGTACATTTACTATCGCCTGACTCTCCATATGCAGGATCGCCAAACATATCTACTAATTCGCGATACGAAGCAAGGATGTAACCTTTAAGAGAAGTTCCATCGCCACCAGAATCGCTTGCGCTATAAATAATTTTTTCCATTACTTCACCCACACATGATTATATTTTTTAGGAAGATTTTCGCAAGTGTAATCAAACCTTTCGTCATAGTTGATTACCTTTACGCATTCTCCAGTTGAATTACTTACATGGACATCAGGCATTTGAGCAATAGATGTCATTGCCCAAGCCAGTCCAATAATCAAACTACACACGATCAGGATAGAAAGTGTGTAATCAAAAATCTTTTTAATTTCAGGATTCATTATGCTGCCTCCATGATTGAGATAGGGCAGTTGTATCTCATACCATCGATCATTACGATGGCTTTAGTCCTTTTGATTTCAAGAACTTTACCGTATTCAACACCAGCTCTAGAAGTCACTTTGACTTTTGAACCGACGCTAATAGCGTTCTTGTTCATTGCCACTTGAATAGACTTCAATTGCTTTTGCTTGATTTTGATCAGACCGATCACTTCGTTCATTTCCTCAATAGAAGAGATTCCATTGATTGCATTCATAATAGATTTTTTCATAATTTAACTCCTTATCAATTTATATGACTATTATACCACATTCTCGGTAAATGTAAACGGTTTTGTGAAAAAAAAATCACTTTTTTTAGACTTTTTTGTTATAAGCCTTGACATGTTTACACTGTTTACGGTATAAGAACCCTAAGCATGTACAGCTTGTGGCGGTTGTCTTATACTTACCGGAACGGGGATAGCCAAAATCTTTCATCACATGAAACTTGCGGCCAGAACGGCTGAAAGATAATGGCTTTTTAAAAACTTTCTTTTCACCAGTACGAGAGATATATGCAACCATCTTTTCAGCACGGTTGATATAGTACGTATGATTAGGTATATCCCAGTCAGTCGTCTCTTTGATTACTTGGATATCTGCTGAATAATATAACTCATTAGTTGTTTGCATAAAAAATATCACCTTTCTTCATCATAGTAGTATTATACCACAGTTTGACGTCTTTGTAAACTGTTTTTTTGAAAAAAAGTGAAAAAACTTGTGAGAAAGTGTTGTTCTTATCTGAGGTTGCAGCGGCTTTTAGCTCTATCTATTACTTTAAGGTTATTATTTACTACCCAAGCTGTCAATAATATAGGAAAAATCATCTGTGTATTATCTAACATATCTTCGTTTTTTAAAACACCAAATGGATGTAGAAATACTGTTTTGTGTATGAGCAATCTATCTACATGAGGAACTTTAGGAAGCAATGGATTCGCTTCATATACACAATCATATTTTACGCCTTCCTTTGTTGTCCATACATCTGCTGCTTGTAGCACCCAAAAGGTATACCATACTGTAGGATGTAGTTTTTTCTCAGGTGACTGTGTAAATATCGATAAGTTCTGTCTTTCCTTTAACTTTAATGCTATCGACTTTTCTGTAGCTTCTCTCAGAACTTGCTCCCGCAGTGAACTGTGATAACAGCACTCGTACCCCATCATAATTGCGAGTTTGGCCTTCGAGTCGAGCACCAAGGTTGACGGCATCTCCAATGACGGAATAGTCAAATCGAGATTCTGATCCCATATTTCCGACAATGCATGCACCGGTGTTGATACCAATACCAATATCAATCCTAGGTAAACCTTGGTCTTCAAGTTCTTGTATAAGTTCATCAGCTGCCTCTAGTATCTCGACCGCAGTATTAACTGCTGCATCTGCATGATTAGGACATTCTAATGGCGCATTCCAAAACGCCATAATACAATCACCCATATACTTGTCGATTGTTCCACCATTTTTCAAAATAATTTTTGACATGGTATCTAAATAATTATTTATAAGTTTCACTAAGCCTTCTGGGTCATCATTATTCTTATAGTGTTCTGATATCGGAGTAAAACCTACGATATCCATAAACATAAATGACATATCTTTTCTTTCACCGCCAAGTCTTAGTAATTCAGGATTCTTTTGCAATAGGTATACTTGTCTTGGATCGAGGTATGTCTCAAACTGTTTCTTAATTTGTTGTCGCAATTTAAATTGTATATAGAAATTATTGAAACTCGCTGAGGTGAGTGAAAGTATATATAATATTAGAGTAGCTGATAAGTCAAGGAGTATCTGAAATTCGTACCAGGCGTACCATGAAGCGTAAGCAGATCCAGCAACAGCGGCAGCGAAGACTGCAATTCCTGCATAGATGGGTAAATAATAAATCGATAGAGCAATCAGAAGAGCACCAAAAGAAGCAACCATAATCTCAACAGCATCAGCCCATATTGGTCTTGATATTGGCTTATCTGAAAGTAAAGTCTGTAATGCAGTTGCTTGCAATTGATGTGGATATTTTAATCCATCAGGTGTAGATATCTGATTAGCTAATCCCTTTGCTGTTACTCCCACTACTACAGTTTTACCTTCTAAATCTGGTATAGAACTTGCACCGATATAACTTACTTCCTCAAAAATCGTATTCCATTGTAACCATACACTGCCATCTGAATCAGTATTAATTTCAAATGGTCTTAATACTACACTCTCAATTCCATTATCTGTTGTTTTAATTGTATAAGATTTCTTCCCATTGATTGCCCTCAGTACCTCAAGTGATAGGGATGGATATACCTCATTATTAATTTGTGACATCAGCGGGACACGTCGTGTCACACCGTCTACTTCAGGAGAGCCATTTATTAATCCTACTCCCCAAGCATTAGATTCTAATGATTCAATATTTGTTACTAAACCTTTGTATCGATATATCCAATCCATAGGATCAGCTGTACCAAATGTTGCGTAACCTACATAAGGTGCTTTAGTCGATCTACCATACTCATCAGCATCTTGCGATAATATAATACCATTGTCTTTAATCCATGACGCAAATGTTTCATCACCACCAAATCGATCGTCTTCTGGAAACATAATTGTAAATGCAATCATTCCTGCGTTTTTATTGCGAAGATCAGATATTAATTGAGCATAATATTGTCTTGGCCAAGGGAATTGACCATAAGCTTCTAGTGACTCTTCACTGATATTAAGTAAAACAATTTGTTCTGATTTTTGTTCAGGTAAAGTTTTAATGTATGAATCAAACCCTATTAGTCTGATTTGTTCCACATATGAACCATCTGTTAATCTTATGAAACATAATACGAATATAAGAGCAATAGTAGTCCAGATTGAAGTTATATATTTCATACTTTATTAGAAAATGTTTTATTCATTGCAAATCTATCTTGCATATTACTCTCTAGTTATAGTTGAAGTTGCGCAAGGAGGAGTAGCGCAATATTGTGTTATCGTAAATGTATCAGGCATTAAGGTATCTACAAACACTTGAACATTAGCACCATTTTCTAAATTTAAAGTTCCTGTATGACCACCACTTCCTCTTGCTTCTATTGCGCCAAAGTTGTTATCGCCTAAAAGATTAATTGTGATATTATTATTTTGACTTGTGCTATACCAAGTTCCTGCAAGATTAAAGTTACCGTCTATATTGATTGTATGTGTATCACCACCAAATTGTTGACCAATAACTTGATTATCATTACCTCTAATCATTGCATTCATTGTATTGCCATTTCCAAATTGATTAAAGTCGATGTACATTCCACTTCCGTCATATTGAGTTGTGATAAGATTGTCGAAACCTTCTTGAGTAATATTTACGTATACTTGATTACTGGAACCTATTTGTTGTATAGTTATAGTGTTATCATCTGCGAATGCTAAGGGAGCAAATAAAATACAACCAAATATAAATCCAAACAACCATGCTTTAAATAGATCTTTGCCTGTCCATATATGACCACCTTGAGATTTTTTAAGCATTGCCCATGCTCTATCTTCAGCATCAATATACTTATTAGGATGCCAAGGTTGTATCCAGTATTTAAAAAATTTATTCATAATTTATATATACCTTTAGTTAAGTTGTCTTATAACAATTTCTATATCTTGACCATCATTACCTGTAATAGTACCATCAAATGTATTTGTAATAGTGTCTAAAGTAAAATTACCACCAGCACCTATTTGTACTTCAATAACACCATTTACATTTCTATATAATACTAAATTACCATCTCTTAAAAAGACATTATATTGAGATTCCTTATTTAATCCTGCTCTTGCACCTTTTAAATCGAATTCTCCTAATGAACCAAATAAATCTCTAGAATCGATTTGATCTAATACATTAACTAAAAAATCTACATCTAGTTCATCGATATCTAATTCAGTAAACTCATCAAGCTCATCTTCTGCTAATTCGTCTTCTTCTAATTCGTCAAACTGTAAAAAATCGACATCTAATATACCTTGATCTTTGTTTTGATCATCTTGTAATTCTTCTTCTAATTTATTTTTAATTTCTGTAGGTGGATTAACAATAAACATATTGTCAATAATTGATGGTGTAATACCATTTATGACAACTTGTTGCATGGGAGGATTATCTAAACTTGAAACTAGAGTTGCAGCATAAGCTTGATTTAATGTTACTTCACCACCATTATTTGATACAACTATTTCACCTGATGGATTACCATATTGATCTGGTAATAATACAATAAGAGACCTACCTAATTCATCAATAGTTGTAGTAAAATCTGTACCACGAATTGCAATGGTTGCTGTTGGAGTTGATATATCTATGTTTGCTTTATTAACAAGCCCCAGGGATCCTGAAGCAAATCTTGCTGTTCCCATTACCATTTTCATAGACATTTTAGATAAAGATGGATCGGGATCGTAATATACTTCGTCAATTAAAACTTGTGAATGTTCTTTTAAAGCTAATTCAGCTTCATCAAGAAATTCAATAAGCATTCTACCGTTACCAGTCTGCGCTTCATCATATAGTTCTATTTCGAGATTTTGAGAAGTTTCAAGTATCTCTTTATCTCGAACTATTGATGTATTACCAGTAACTTCTCGTATATCACCTATGGGGTCAGCCGCAAGACTAACCCCACAGATTAAAATACTAAGAATCGTTAGCTGAATCTTGTTGATTAAGCTGTATGATTGCATTGTCAGACGTTATATCAAGTACTATATTTGCATTAGGTGAAACACAAGATGTTCCTGCTCCTGCTGCACAAGTTCCCGATATCTGATTAATATCCACATCTGCTGAATCGCCAACTAAAGTAAACTCTAGATTTTGCGATCCATCATTTTGTAATGTGTTAATATTATTTGAATCTCCTGTAATATCAAAGTTCCAAATATTATCATCACTTTCAAAATCAATATCAAATACGTTCGAACTACCGATTAATATTAAATCAGCGTCCAATCTTTCTGCGCTATACACATAACCTTGATCGATATCAAAGGTATTTAAATCACCTGTAATATCAAAGTTAATGTTTGAGCTATCAGCACTTCCAATGTAACCAATATTCCAATCAACTTCGTTATTATCTCCAGTAAAATCTAATTTATAGTATGAGCTATCAGATATTACAGGACCAAACAAAACGTTTTGGTTACCGTTAAAATCAAGATCAAACTCTAGTGACGAACCAGTAATATCCATTGCAGATAATGTACCAGATGATCCATCATCTCCACCAACCTTGTTACCAAAACCAACTTGATCGATGTATAGTTTTAAGGTATCACCAGTTTGAGTAATCTTAATTTCATTGTCATCAGTGGATTGTGCGAAAACGAATGATGTCGACAATAATAATACTAAGCTTAGAATATTTTTATTCATTTTCCTTTCCCCTTATTTTCCAAAATCCTCTTACGTGACCTTGGTTTACCATTTCTAAAACTGCAGCTTCAATTGCTGTTCTTACTGCATATGTCACCGACTCATTATTACCCACTCCGTCCTCATACTCAATTAACTGGGTTCCTTGTTCGATAAATCTGAACACGTCACCACCACTACCATAAGACAATATTGTCTTTCTAGTTTGGACATTCAATAATACTTCACCCGTCAATACAGATACAGCTCTCACTGAAACTGTTACAACGTCTTTACGATATCTTTTACTAAAACCTATACCAAGAGTTCTTGCGCCACGACCTCCTGTTTCAATATTAGTATCAAAGCCAATAATACCACCTTCAATAATCATTCCTGCAAAGAGCAGTGGATTTACTGGTTGAGGTCCATCTGGACCTGCAAATTCTTGTCTTGCGCTTCTAATAATTTGTCTTTCACGAACTAAATTATCAATACCTTGTCTTTCAACAACTCTAAACCATGTTCCGGCGCCAGCTGTTTTAAGAGCATCAATTAACATTTCAGTTCCGCCCTGTGTAACAGCAGTAGAGAAATCAGCAATTCCTTCTCTTGCTTTTCTTTGTCCTGTTTTATCTGTAAAATTATAAACAGCTACTACCGGTCTTTCTTCAGCTGGTGGTAACATTAATAGTTCGATATATGAGGGTAATTTAACTACTTCAGGATTATCAACACAGATATACTTACGAGCCATCGCCTTTTGTATACCCATTTGAACGTGTCTATTAAATCCCTCATCGTATTTACCAGCAAGATCATTACAATCTTGAGGATTTTTACTCCATTGAGGGATAGATGCGCATCCTGTAAGTAGTAATAATAGACATGCTACACGTAACATTTAGCCTCCAGGATTATCAGAATCCTGACCAAAGTTACCAGTGCCGATGGGTATTTCAATCTCTGTTCTTGTACCATCTTCTGCTACGATTGTCATTTTAATATATTCTGTACCATCTTCTGAGGTTAATACTTCGTATGTAACTGTATTACCTTCCAATACAAATGAACCAAATCTCACAGCGCCATCATTACTAAACATTGATTCTACTAATTGCTTAGACATTTGAGCATAAATTCTTGATTCTAAATTACGAATGAATTTTGCTAATGTACTATTTTCTGCTTCTCTTTCCGCAGCTTTTCTTGCAGCTTCAAGAGCATCTTGAATTGCCTTTTTACGAGAGTTTTCTTGGTTCTCAATTGTAAGATAATGTGCACCGGTTCCTATACCACTAAAAGACGGATTTTTAAACGCATGTACTATTTCTTGAGAGAAAGCAGCTCCAGAAACTCCAAGCATTGTAATACAAAAAATGCTTGTCAATCCAATGACTTCAATCTTTTCTGTTATTTTCTTCATTCTTTTTTCGTTCATTTTCTCTATATTCTAATACAACATTTACTTTTTGTTGTAATCTAATTAAATCTTGATCCAGCATACGCAATTGATCTATGACCTTTATTACTTGCATATGATGCTTTTCTATTTCCGGTTCCAACTCTGACTTTATAAAATTATAAACAAAGTAAACATAATATCCTAAACCTACAAGCATCACCGTTGGAAATCCGTATTCGGATATTAAATTTGCTATGTCCATATTAGTCTCTTCTTACGTCTAGTTTTCCATCCTCAATAAAGTTTTCAGCTCTTGCAACTCTTTCGATATCTGGTCGCAATTCTAAAGCTGAACTTACTAACAAATCAATTTTGGTTAACTCGTTACTCATAGTTCTAGCTCTATTTTCTAGGCCTTCACTAAACATAGTAAGAACTTTTATATCGTCAATTACTCCTTCGAGTATTTGTTTCATGATAACAAATATAAAGAAGCCAGATACCATTGCACCAGCAATAGGTAATCCTACATCACTAATAAGAGAAAAGACTTCTTCCATTATGTTATTTATAAAAAAAGAAGTCTTGGTTTAGAAATTAAACGTTTTCTAGGCGGGTCATGAGCCTTTCAGCTCGATTTGTTACTTGATCGTACCAACGGGAATCTCTTCCCTCTTTTGCTGCTTCAACCCAGTTACCTTCAAGGATTGCTGCATGCATTTTTTTAAATTTGCTTAGTCTAGTCCTACCCATATTAAACATCATGTTGACCAATATCTGCTGGACTTCGTCGGGTAAGTTACTAAATCTCCCGTCTTCGTATAGCTGATTACATTCTTCGATGGCGATATCGAGATCGCGTTCGAAACATTCTTTGACTCGCTCTTCGGAAACCACACTGCCAACTTCAAGTCCATATTCTGGATCAGACTCGAGTACCAGGTGTCCCACCCCAAATGTAGGATAGCCAAGATGGTCTTTATAGACTTCATAGACTACTCCTTCATCGATTTTTAATTGTTCAAATACTTCTTCTCTATTCATATTATTCTTTTCCTTTTTAAAAAACATATTATTCCTCTTCTAAATAATGTGTTATATAAGCTTTTAGATGAGTTATTTTATCAAAATCTGAATTATATACAGCGCCCCAATATGATAATTTAGAATTTAATGTATCATCAGTATACGGTATATTTAAACCTGTTTTATTACACCATTGAGAAACTACTTCGTAACTTGCAGTAAAATAAACATCTACTAATGGACTTATAGTTCCTTCTAAGTTATACATAACTCCATAGAATTGGCCACCAATTACTGGTATTGTTTTATTTATTGCCTTTGCTAAATCTAAATTAAGATTATTCATCTCATTAGGAAATAGCATTGTCTTTATATGAACATCTAAATTTGTTTTATCGAATTTAAGACCATAAAACGGCATATATTCTATATCAGGTATATCGAAATAATTAATTAATTCTTGAGACGGTTTTTGCATATCATAATATGATATACTATCGTTTTGATATGGTAATCTCATAGGCGAAAACTGTGACACTAAATTTTTATTGCTTCTTCTATAATCTGAAATAAAGTTTGGCCAAGTAGTTTCTAATTCATCGACTAAAGCGCTTCCTTCTGGTGTACCTATAGAATAATCAACTCTTACCAAACTATCATTCATATAAACATCGTCACGTACTAATTTATCTGCATTAGCTATATGGTATTCTGATCTCGTTTTTTCTTGTCCATGTAGTCTTTCATATTCATACATTGCAAGTTTTTGAGTTAAACCCCAGTCAATATTGCCATCAGTATATACAGCAACATGACTTACAGTATTTTCACCATCTGTTACATAAGCTTTTGAATCTAAATAAGGAGATATATTACCATTAGAGTCAATAGTTCTTGATGTATTATTTTCTATGTATGTTGTAATCGCCATTTAATCTACCTCAATATACCAATTGCCACCAGATGTAGGAAAATTAGCTTGACTTGAAAAATACCAATATGCCGTTGAGGCGGTTGTAGCAGAACTGAAGTTTGTACTAGTAGCAGATGTTCTATAATATGTTCTATCTGGGGTGCCAGAACTATTAGTTTGGTCTAACCAAATTTTTAATGTTGTCCATCCCGAATTATTATATTGTTTACTTGTGCCACTATTGTTTTGTATACCAAAACTTAATTGTGTGTATGAAACATTAATAGAAACAATCTTAGATGTTGTTCCTTGAAAAATAAAACTATTGCCATTTAGGCTTCCGATAAATCCAGTTTGAAACCCGCTATAAGATGGTACATATTGGCCGCCAGCCTGATAACCATAAGTTCCAGAATTAGAGTATACAGTTAAAGGCACTCTAGTTTTTCCATAAAAGTCTGAAAACGCCATTTGGCCAGAGGTAGGTATACCAGTAGTATTGTGATATATTCCACCTTTATAATAATCACTAAATTCAATAGGATTTGTATCTGTGCCACCTGACATTTCTTCGGAAATACCATTATTAAAAGCTACTGCAGAAGATCGAGTGATATAAATTCTAGTCGATGAAGTCCTTACATTACTAAAATCCATATTTGCGTCTGAAATGTTATTCCAAGTCCAAACACTTTGAGTCCCATCATAATAATAATCTGCTCCACTGCGGGTATGAATAAGGCCATTACCACTATTATCATAAGTGGTTATCTGATAAAAAGTATTATCTGAATTAGAAGCAAAACCAGCTAAAGAAAACCAAAATTGATTACCGTTATTTTGCGACCACGGAGTACTAGAAAAATTAGATGTATTTTTTAAATAACCTATATCATTAATAGTTCTTGATACTCCACTTGCGTCTGTAAATGTACTAGTTCCTAAACTTCCAACTGTAGAAGCAGTACTTGAATTAAGCGCTAGGAGCTGAGAATTTGAGTGATACCAGCTACCGTAAGGTGGTGAACCAAGATCATCACCAGCTTCTGGATGAATTGGAGATGTATAACCACTAGTTGCGGAATTACTTACATATGTTTTTCTTGCAGCTGCACTAGTACTTCTTCTGTAATAATAAGCAGTTCCATCAGTAATCTGAATAGCATCATAAAAAGTAAATCCCGGTTCACTTTCAAAAGTTAATCTATATTGAGCCCAACTAGAATCTGATCCAAATGATAGTGAATTATACCCAGTATCTAAAAGAACAATAGAAGTAGGATTAGTGCCAGCGTCTTTTAATGCTATAGCACCACTTGAAATCAGTGTCATTTAATAATCCTCGCAATATGTGCTTCGAACTCTTCGATCTTTTCAGTTCGATTCGGCCAAAGTATATACTCTTTTTCGGGATTCTTTTTGAGGTTACTTAAAAGCGGCAGAATTGAGTTATAAAGTTTGTTTAACTTATCTTCTAACTCATCCGCTTTACTTGAAGTTGTTTCTAATTTTTGGACTGCATCTAACTCTTTTTCGTCAACTGCAGTAAATCCAAAATCAAATTGATCGATATCTATACTCATTTTAATCCTCTATATGAGTATTTATACGATTATTCTTTTGATCTCGGGGAATTTTTTTCTTTTTATTTGCTATTACTTTTTGACGATACAGAGTGTCTCGCACGAACAAGATCTTGTGATAGCGCGTTTTGTTGCGTTTCGTCTTCTCCATATCTGCCTCTGTTCTCGTTACCATCCCAGTTAAGTTCTGTCATGGATTTTTGTTTTGTTTTTTGATTAAAGATTCTATCATAGTTATCCAAGTATGCTTGACTTGTCGTTTTACTCTGAATAGAATCTCCTGTAATATCGTTCTTACTTGCCTTGCCCACGGTATTTTTTAAAGTTCCTCTTTTTGGCTTTATTCATTGTCGACATAGACTTAGGACGTCTGCCAATGGAGGTACCTTTTTTAATACCTACATGTGTGCTAACGAATCCTGTTTTAGTTTTTGCCATTTAGTAAAGTATTTATACTTCTCCGGTTATATGTTTATAAATTTCTTTCCATTTCCAAAATCTTGGGATATTTGGATCTGCGTCAGTATTGTGGTCGTGAGCTACAAGAATAGAATTGAGTCCATTCTTGTGACCTTCTTCTGCGTTTTCAGGTTTATCTTCTACCCAAAAACATTCTGTGCCTTTATATTTTGCAAGAGCTTCATCTTTATCTGCACCGCAAGGTAGATATATAAACTCATCAAAAATCTCTTTACCAAAGAGTAACTCTAAATTTTGAGTTCTTAATCTTTGAGCATATTTGTTATCACTTAGTGATGTGATACAATGGAATCTATATCCATGCAACATATTGAGTCTTTTGACATAATATACTGCATCTCTTAATGGTGGTAAGAAAGCAATTGCTGCTGAATCATTAAATTCTGCTACAAGCTTTCTACCTTCTTGCATTGTAATACCAAATCTTTTTCCTACATTATATTCATTACAATCTAGGGTTGGTATCTTTTTAGTGTGTTCCATCCAAGCAGTAAACGAGTATGCCCAATCACAAAGGACACCATCGCAGTCTACTAGGATTATATTATCTTTCATTTTCTTCATTCTCTACTCCATTTATAGTACTATTATAACACATAAATGGAGCTTTGTAAACGGTTTTTGTGAAATTAATTGAAATATTTTTCGAGCATTTCAAGCTTATCACTGTAATCAGCCATCATTGCAAGTTCTTTTTCGATTGTTTCCATCAGATCAGGATGCTCAGCAACTCCCACATGAGAGCCTAATAGAATCTTGACATTCATTCTATGCTTCTCAATATGTCCTTCTAAATGAAGTTTAGTTACCTTTACGATTTCGTCTTTATAGTTACTAGCCATGGAAAAATTTCCTCCTTTTATATTCAGTAATTGTATTAATTAATTCTTTAGTCCAATTATCACGATCTTCAATAAAAACCTGTGGGCCTTCATCTCCTGCGATACAAACCACCAATTGTTTAATTGGCATGCCTGTTCTTTCTTCCCACATAATTGCATACGCTGCGCACTGCATAAAGTAAGACTTGATCCATTCTTTCTTTTTTAGTTTACGTGAGGTCTTCCAGTCAATGATTGAATTTACTCCATTCCATTGACCAACTAAGTCTACTCTTCCAGCTACTCCAAGGTGTTTAGAATATAGTGGAGCTTCTTGTTGATAGATCTTAGTAACACAGTCATCTAAGATGGGTTGTACATCTTTAAATGTTTGAACGTTATGTGGCATTTCGCCTTCTAAAAAATCATCATCATTTTGTAGATACTTTTCAATAATGTTATGAACCTTAGTACCACGAGTACTCGCTTGAGTAGAAATACGATTTGCTTCTTCTTCTCCTACTCTTTTTCTCCATGCAGCAATAGCATCTTCTGATAAAATCGATAGAACAGTCGTAATCGAAGGATACTTATTTCCTTCAGGATCTTCATAGTGTCTACCCTTTTTACCTGTTACTGCAACTAGATCGTTATAACCTAGATCTATTGCTTCATGTTCAAATCTCATAGTTCGCCTTTGTCAATTAGTTCCTTTGTCATGATAAAGTCACGAACCATACCAGATCTTACAATGTCTTCCCATGTAAATTCTATATGATCAAAATACTTCATATGATTTAGAATGTTAATAAAATCTAAAATACCTTTTTGATCGCCTTTAGTTTTTAAATCAGATTGGTAATAGTCACCGCAAATAATAATACGGCAAGTAGTGCCCAGTCTTGTAATAATACTACATAGCTCATGAAAGGTACAATTCTGTGCTTCATCGATAATAACCACTGCGTCATCAATTGTTAATCCTCGTATAAATGATGTTGTTAAAAATTCAACGTTACCTGCTTGTAACAGTTTACTCCAAGCCTCTTTATCAGAAAATAAATCTTTAAACAAAGCGACATAAGGATCAGTATATGCAGCTTCTTTCTCTTCTTTAGATCCAGGTAGATAACCCATGTCTCTTGTAGGTAGTGCTGATCTTACAATCACTACTTTATCCCTGGGGCTTTCTTTATCAAGAACATCTGAGATACCAAGGTAACAACCTAAGTAGGTTTTACCAGTTCCAGCTGCTCCATCCAATACAAGATTATATCCTTCTCTAAACGAAGTATATGCAAATTCTTGATTTTTAGTAAGAAGATCTAGTGTGTTTAAATGTTCAAGTCTTAATCTACTTGGTCTTTGTACATTCATTTTGTTTTAATGTTATCCCTAAGTCTCGGTGGTAAACCTTTTTTAATTTTGTTTTGTACATCTTTCCAACCATCACCAGCTCTTTGAAGCATGCTTGTTCCTCCAGCATAACT